CAAACCAGCCAGTAGACAAGGATTAATTGATTACTGCCTAAGAAAATTAGGTTATCCTGTGCTGGAAGTTAACGTAGATGATGATCAGATAGATGACTTAATTGATGATGCAATTCAGTATTTCCAAGAACGTCATTTTGACGGTGTTGAAAGAATGCTTTTAAAGCATAAAGTTACAAAAGAAGAAAAAGCAACTTTAAGAACTGGAATTACTACCACTACTGCTACTTCTACAGTTGGTATAACATCAACTTCTTTTGAAGAGTCACAGAATTTTATACAGTTGCCTGACCATGTATTAGGTGTAGAAAGAGTTCTTAAGATAGATAACAGCACTATATCAAGTGGTTTATTTAATATTAAGTATCAGATATTTCTAAATGATCTTTATTATTACGGTGCACTTGATCTTTTAAATTATACGATGACGAAGACTTATCTTGAAGATTTAAGTCGTATTATCACTCCAGATACTCAGATAAGATTTAATAAAAAGCAAGGAAGATTATATTTAGATATTGATTTTGAACAAATGTCAGATGATACTTTCATAATTATTGACGGGTATCGTCTTTTAGATCCAGCAGATGTAAGTAAAATATATAATGATTTTTGGTTGAAGAAATATGCAACAGCATTAATCAAAAAACAATGGGGAATGAATTTAATAAAATTTCAAGGTGTGATGTTACCTGGTGGTGTTGCATTGAATGGTAGAGAAATATATGAAGATGCAATCAGAGAACTAGAGGAACTAGAAAACACACTCAAGACAGAATACGAATTACCACCTCTTGACTTCATAGGATGATATTATGCCACTTTCTCCGTATTTTTTACAAGGGTCTTCGAGTGAACAGAGATTAGTTCAAGATCTTATTAATGAACAATTAAAGATTTATGGTCAGGATGTAGTTTATCTTCCCCGTAAAATTGTAAACAAAAAAACAATTATGAAAGAGGTCGTGGCCTCTACATTTGATGATGCCTTTCGCATGGAAGCATATCTTTTAAATTATCAGGGATTTGAAGGTAACGGAGATATTTTACAGAAATTTGGAGTTCAAACTACAGATGCAGTAACGTTTGTCATATCAAAAGAAAGATATGAGGATTTTATTGGCCCATTTTTAAATTCAGATAGTCAAGTAGAATTAGCAACAAGACCTGAAGAAGGAGATTTAATTTATTTTCCTCTTGATAATACTATGTTTGAAATCAAGTATGTTGAGGGTAAGAAACCATTCTACCAGTTGAATAATTTATATGTTTATACTTTGAGTTGTGAAGTAATGGATTATGCTCTTGATGAAGATATCGATACTGGAATTGAAGAGGTAGATAGAGCAGCAGTTGAGTTTGGATATACAACAAGATTGTCTATGGTCAGTATTGCTGCTTCAACAGCATCAGCAACTGTTCAGTTATCTAAAGATGCAGGAAATACTAATATTGGTAAAGGTGTTGCATTTATTGACTTAGTAAATGATGGAACGGGATATACGCTACCACCACTAATCGGTATAACATCAGCACCAAGTCAGGGTATTAATGCAACTGCTGTTGCGATTATGACTAGTCGAAGTGGTCAAAGTGGTCAATCAATAGATCGTATTGAAATAACAAATCCTGGTTTTGCATATACAACACCTCCAACAATTACAATTCGAAGTCAAAACGCATTCGGAACTGGTGCTGCTGCAACTGCAATTATAGCAGAGGGAACAATATCCATACCAACCATTATAAATCCAGGTGCGAGTTATGCTACCACTCCAAATGTTTCAATTAATGCTGTTGGACTTGATACAAATATTGCAATTGGATCAACTGCAAAGGCAGTTGCAATAATCAATACTCTTGGTCAACTTGCTTCTATCAGATACAGTTTTGCAGGTGTTGGATATACTGCAACTCCAACTGTAACAATTGATCCACCAGTAAAAGCAGGTATTTCTAGTGGAAATTATCTCTTCAAGGAATTAGTAAGAGGAGTTTCAACAGGAACTACAGCTATTGTCGCTGACTGGGATTCAGATGATAGAATACTTAAAGTTACAAACGTTGGTGGAGTTGGATTTGCACCAGGTGAATCAGTTGTTGGAATCGGAACTACTTTATTAGGATCAGATGCAGAGTACGTTGTTAGAAGTGTTTCTGATCAAGATGAGTATGATTTATATAACGAAAATATTGCAGTAGAGTCTGAAGCGGACTCAATTATAGACTTTACTGAAGAGAACCCGTTCGGTGATTTCTAAATAGTTTGGATAAGTCCTGTTTAAGATATGTTAGGAACCTATTATTACCATGAAATAATCAGAAGGACTATTATATCCTTTGGTACACTTTTCAATGAAATTGACATCAAACACCAGACTTCTGCGGGTGGAGCATTTTCAACTGTAAGGGTTCCAATTGCTTATGGCCCAACAGAAAAGTTTTTGGCAAGATTAGAACAGAAACCAGATTTAAGAAAGAGAGTTGCAATAACTTTACCTCGTTTAGCATTTGAGATGGATGGTATATCATATGATCCAGCAAGAAAAGTTTCAACTATGCAAACTTTTAAGGCATTTACAAAAGATGGATCAAAGAGTGCAAGAAAAGTATTCATGCCAGTTCCATACAATTTGAGTTTTAAGTTGTATGCAATGACTCAGTATAATGAAGATTCTCTTCAAATTATTGAGCAGATATTACCATTCTTTCAACCATCATTTAATTTGACTGTAGATTTAGTCAAAGCAATTGGTGAGAAGAGAGATATACCAATGATTTTAGAAAGTGTTACATTTGACGACAATTATGATAGTGGTTATGATCAAAAAAGAGTAATAACTCATACATTAGCGTTTACTGCTAAAACTTACCTATTTGGCCCTGTATCAGATTCTGGTTCAGGTCTCATCAAGAAGGTTCAAGTTGATTACAATGCAAGTACAAATACCAAAACTGCACAAAGATTTAAAAGGTATGTTGCTACCCCTAGAGCACTTAAGGATTATAATGATGATGGAATTACAAGACTAGCAGAGGATATTACAAAGACACAGAAGAAATTCTTGGTACAAAATACTGCTAGTTTAGTTGTAGATACTTACATTGCAATCGGTGATGAACTGATGTTTATCAAAGAAATTGAGAACAATCACATAACCGTAAAGCGTGGTGAAGATGGAACAACTATAGATACTCATATAAACGGTGATGTAATTGATGCAGTAAATGCTCAAGATGATGCACTTGTTGAAGTTGGTGATGACTTTGGATTTAGTGAACAGAGGTTTGATTTACCTGACTTTAGAACATTCAGTCCTACAAAAGGAGTTGACGTATGAGTAAATTTGATGAAATAGATGAGTTTTTGGATATTGAACCAGTTGATGATCCAAAAGAAAATAAAATTGAAAAAGTAGAAAAAAAGGAAGATTCTACTCTTGACTATGAATATTCGAGAGGAAATTTATATTCTTTGATTGAAAAGGGACAGGAGGCACTTAATGGTATTCTTGAAGTAGCACAAGGAAGTGACCATCCGAGAGCATATGAAGTTGCAGGACAATTAATTAAAAGTGTTGGAGATACGACTGATAAGTTAATTGATCTTCAGTCTAAAATGAAAGAGTTGAACAAGGAAGAAAAAGATTCACCAAAAACAGTTAATAACGCATTATTTGTAGGATCTACTTCTGAACTTTCAAAGTTGTTGAAAAACGGAGTTCTAAATAATAAGGTGGAAAAAGAAGAAGAATGAAAACATTCAAAGAATTTATACAAGAAAGCAGTCTTTCAAGAATCAAAAGCAAGGCAGATAAAGGAGGTATAGCAACCCTCACTTCTGATCGTGGTGGGTTATCGAGAAAGGAAAATCAAAAAAGATCACAACAGTTACAAAAAGATATTCGTGGTAAATTTGGTAGAGGGCCTACTAAATTAAAAGGTTCATATTTAGAAAAAGATGAAAAAACAGGAGAGAGTAGAAAAGTAAAAGAAAAAAGTTTTGCTATAGATCGTGGTAAGATGGGTAAAAGAAAGTTTAAGAAAGAAATTAAGAAATTAGGTAAAAAATATAATCAAGATTCAGTATTGACACAAACAAAAAAAACTGCCACATTACATGCAACAAGAAAAGGTGGTCTTGGGCCCAAAACAAAAGGAGTAAATTTGGGTAGATTCAAACCACAGGGTAAAAATCCAGAAGGTCAATCACAAATCAAAGGTAAAACATTTACTTATGAGTCATACCTTCGTATTCAAGAAAGAGGTAAAACTTATAGTATAGTAATTAGTTGGAAAGGTAAATTAATTAATTCGCAAATGTTTTTCCCATCATTTAAGAGACCAACCAAAGCAGAAATAACAGCAGAAGTGCAAAAAGTATATCCAACTGCAATTGTGATGTATTTTAATCCAGCAATGAGAGATCCAACACAACCGATGTTATTTGGTGGGCAAGAAACGTAAGTTGTCATGAGTGAAATTTATCTTGGTAATCCTAATCTAAAAAAAGCAAATACACCAATTCAATTTTCTGCAGAGCAGATTGAAGAGTTTTTAAAGTGTAAAAATAATCCTGTATACTTTGCACAGAAGTATGTAAAAATTGTATCTCTTGATGAAGGTCTTGTGCCTTTTAAACCATATAAGTTTCAAGAAAAATTAATTAAAAGGTTTCATAAGAATCGTTTCAATATCTGTAAGATGCCTCGTCAGACTGGTAAGTCAACGACTGTGGTATCTTATTTGCTCCATTATGCTGTCTTTAACGATAGTGTAAATATTGGTATACTAGCAAACAAAGCTGCAACTGCAAGAGAATTATTAGGAAGACTGCAAACTGCATATGAGAATCTTCCAAAGTGGATGCAACAGGGTGTGTTAGTATGGAACCGTGGATCACTGGAGTTAGAAAATGGATCTAAAATACTGGCAGCATCTACCTCTGCATCTGCAGTTAGAGGTATGTCTTTCAACATTCTTTTTTTGGATGAATTTGCCTTTGTTCCTAATCATATTGCTGACTCGTTCTTTGCCTCTGTATATCCTACTATCACTTCTGGTAAAAAAACCAAAGTCATCATAGTCTCTACTCCACACGGTATGAATCATTTCTACCGATTGTGGCACGATGCAGAAAGAGGAAAGAATGAATATACACCCACTGATGTTCACTGGTCTGAAGTACCAGGTCGAAATGCGAAGTGGAAGAAACAAACGATAGCAAACACATCAGAACAACAATTTAAAATTGAGTTTGAGTGTGAGTTTTTAGGGTCAATTGATACACTAATTGCACCAAGTAAACTCAAATCTTTAGTGTATGATAATCCAATACAACAAAATGCAGGTTTAGATGTTTATTCTCCACCAGAGAATAATCACGATTACTTAATGACAGTTGACGTTGCAAGAGGAGTTGGTGAAGACTACTCTGCATTTGTTTTAACAGATATCACTGAGTTTCCTCATAAGGTCGTAGCAAAATATCGAAATAACGAAATTAAACCAATGCTATTTCCAAATATAATATATGAAGTAGCAATGAATTATAATAAGTCTTTCATACTTTGTGAAGTAAATGACATTGGAGACCAAATTGCTTCAATATTAAATTTTGATATGGAATATGAGAATCTTTTGATGTGTTCAATGAGAGGTCGTGCTGGCCAAATTGTAGGACAAGGATTCAGTGGGAAGAAAACTCAACTTGGAGTCAAGATGTCAAAGACAGTCAAAAAGGTTGGTTCTTTGAATCTCAAAACTATGATCGAAGAAGATAAGTTGATATTCAAAGATTATAATATAATATCCGAACTAACAACATTCATATCAAAAAGTAATTCATTTGAGGCCGAAGAAGGATGTAATGATGACTTGGCGATGTGTCTTGTAATATATGCATGGTTAGTTGCACAAGATTACTTCAAAGAACTTACTGATCAGGATGTAAGAAAGAGATTATATGAGGAACAAAAGAATCAAATTGAACAAGATATGGCACCTTTTGGTTTTATATCTGATGGATTAGACGATGGTAGCTTTGTTGATTCTGAGGGAGATACTTGGCATGTTGATGAATATGGGGATCGTTCATATATGTGGGAGTATCGGTGATGAGGAATCCATTTAAGTATGCTAAATTGAAAAGATTATTATCAAAATCCTTTCCAAAAAGAAAAATATCTATCATAGATAACAAAGACGGAACACAAACAATTCTTATACTCTGATGGATAAGAACGAAGAATTTGGTTTCAGTTTAGAGCACCTACTCTTTCAAGAAAGAAAATGTAGAGTATGTGGAGAAACTAAAGATTTGGTGAATGAGTTTTATTTGATTCGAAAAAACAAAAGAAATTTTCCATCTGGATATTCTTACGAGTGCAAGATATGCACAGTCAAAAGAATTGTAAAAAGTAGAAAGAAAAACAAGATGGTAACTGAATGGTCATATCCCGATTGGTAATGTTCATGCACTGTTTCCCCAATGTAAAAGTACCAAGTAATAAATACTTTTAGTAAAATTGAATCTTTTATAAAGAGGGAAAGACATGTCGCTTAACTTAGTATCTCCTGGAGTCAAGGTAAGAGAAGTTGAC